CATAAGATTTGATTCTCCTTTTCTCGTTGAGTAGTTTAATTTTTTCACGTTGATAAAGACGTTCCCCTGAATCATCTTTAACAAATTTTTCAGCTTTTTCAACTCTTTTTCGCTTGACACGCTTTAAGTCAGCAGGATTGAGAAGCTCATATTTTGAATCGTAGAATTTGGGCGGTTTCATTTCCCGCCCTTTTATTACGACAGAATCGTATCCATAGATTTCTTTATGAAATTGTTTAAACCAGTCAGCGCCTATTCCCGGTCTTCGGGACATTAGCGTATATTCTGGTAAACGTTCGGCGAGTACTTCGCCGGTGTCATAATCTATGGTGTTGTAGTGTTCAAGAGCTTTTGCACCAGTAATTTTTTTTGTAATATACCGCGCGACATATGCCGCGCTTTCAAAGGTGACATCGCCAAGAACACAGTAGCCTTTGCCCCATATTTGTTCGAGCATTTTGGAGACTGTAACCTGTCTCCCGTAGAGAAGTTGTTTTTCCTTATCCGGAAAGTCGAAGTTAAAGAGGCAGGCGTGATAGTGGGGACGGCCTCCTAAGTCGCCGTATTCACCACAATGAAAAAAACGGATTCGACTTCCAAACCTTTTTCGCAGTTTTTTCATAAATAGTTGGAAGTCTCGTTTCACGAGTGAAGAATCCTTGGGCATGTTCTCTGGTGAGTAGGTCAGAGTTATAAAGCAGTTTTTTTCGTAGAGTGATGCTTCATGGACGCATCTTATAGCCCATTGACGCGAGCGTTCAAGTCTGCATCCAATACATTGTCCGCAAGGAACATCGAGGGGCATGTCCACGAAGCCCTCTGACTTCGTGAACACGATCCCCCGTTTTCCGCTAGGATTGACCGTGCGCGAGCGATAGCCTTTTAACGGCCTAAAGCATGGCATGGGCTACAATCGTATCCCACCGCGCATTATAGGAGCTTTGGCCGTGTTTTTTGGATGTGTACCGGAAGATTTCCGAAACCCTCGCCGAGAAGCTCGTTTAGATACCTTAGTTCTACGTCCTGCCATTTGAGACCTCCTTTTGTGAATGAGAACATGAGTTGACTGCCACCCTTGGTGTCAGTCAGAACAGTTACATCAAGTAGCGTACTGTTCTTGAGACGCTCCAGAGCGTCAGTTAATGTTATAGTTTCATAGGCTTGACGCCTTGTGTTAGTAGGGTTTTTACCCTTTTTGAGATTCGGAGTCGGATCGACCCCCTCAAGGGGCCTTTTTATGGGCCCACGGGGGTCTCCGACCGTTTTTAATTTTTTGTTGCGGAGCATTTTAGTCAACCTTTGTTGACGGAATTTTAGTTGTTTTTTCCTCTACTTTTATATTGTTATTTATATTGTTTTGTGGATCAGCAGTAACCGATGCTTTTGGAATAGCCAGTCCTAGTTTTATCATTTGATTTGTATTTTGTGGATCTGAGCAGAATTCCAGCATGCGACTGGGATCATGATTGAAGAATTTACGAGTAGTAGAGGGAAGAGCATCAAACTGAGTTTGTGCTTTTGTTACGATATTCAAAGATTCTTGATAATCGATTGATTTTGAGAAATCGCCGTATGCCGGCTCTTTTTTTATGAGTGTTGGAAGCTGACCCGTCCGGGTATAGCGTTCCATTATATAGTTAATATTAGCTTCTTTTGCGAAGCTTTGTTTTGTTCTCGATGGTTTCGAGAAAGTGATGATAGGATTTGTATCGCGTTCGCGAAGTTTTGGTTTCATTATTCTCTCCTTAATTTGTTAGCAGTGTTTATGAAAGGAATAAATTCCTTTGCCTTGTTAATGTAGACCATTGGTTTTTTAGCGTCGATTTTTGCACTTTCTTTTTCGGCTTCAGAGCGATAGGCCTCAGCAGACGCTTTATTTTCAAGGCCTTTTCTTTTTATGTAAGCGGCCATAGATGAAAGCTCAGCATCAGCTTTCGCTTTAGTTTCAACTTGCCTATTAATATCAAGTTGAGTGTCTGCAAGTTTAAGGTCTTTATCCATGCGTTTATATTCCATGGAACTAGAAATGGCAGCCTTAATGCCATCAGCAAGACCTGAAAGTGTGTTTTGCACGTGTGCCGTAGATCCGCTGGGAGCGGATATTGAACCGGATGGACCACCCCCTGCACTAGGTGTTTGAGCTTGACCAACAGAAGGGGAGCTGGCGCCCCCCTGCATATAGGCAAGCATTGGGTTGAGACCAGCAGCTTTTAAGTCCTGCATTGAACGTTGATAAGAAGTGTTTGACATTCTTTCTTCAAACTCCATTTGAGTTTTAGCTGAATTTGTTGAAAACTCAGCTTGTTTATCGAACATTTCACGGCCGTACCCCATTTGGGTTTCAGCCATTCCTGTTGCGAATTTTTCTTGTCTCCCTTGCATGAGTTTTTGGAACTCCATATTGGCTTTCGCCAGGTGGACATTTGTTTCATTTGCGCTGGACTGACCGAGAGCGGATATACCGCCCCCGATCAGTGAAGCACCCATCATTCCAAGCATTGGCCACATGTTAGAAGTGGTCAATCATGCCCGGAACGGAATAGACGGGCATTGGTCGTACACAGTTAAGATCGACATATGAATCATAGATAAAGTCGGGCTCAGCCGGTGTAGCCATGATTCGTGCCATTGGTGGTTCATCAACGATAAATTCATCATTGAGAACGGGAAGAGCACCAAAGATTTGAGATAAATGCCATGTGTGAAGTGTACCAGTAGCATTGGAACGGAACAAGCCTGTAATTTGTGAGGGCTTGTAACGATATTCCGCGAAGCGTTCCTGATATCCGAACACAGCATCATCAGCGGTACCGCCAGCGGTGCCTTGAGCATAAATCTCTTTATTGAGAACTGATTGTTCGCCAAGATTGGCGAGAGAAGGCCAGAAGAAGTCCCACCTGGTCTGGCGTGAGAACATCCGATTAAGCCCTTGCTGATAAGTAAGATCAGCACGAACGGCAACCATGCCGATGATAATTGAATGTTCTGTAAAGGATTTTGTAAATCCATGTTGACCGGAAATTGTGGCCATACCGGCCATATTTCCTTGAGGAGTAGCAGCAGTTGCAGAAGTTTGAGGAATTGGCGTTACATTGACGTTAGAAGATCCGCCACCCAAATACTCAGGCCGCTGAAGACGAGCGTCAGGAGAAGTGACACCAAAGTGTGAGCGAATGATTTCGATATATCGTGTTCCACCACGTGCATCCCTTTCAAGAAGCCTTTGAATTTGAAAGGCTTCGCGTAGTGCATTAATAGTTGATGCTGTCGCATTTGTAAGATCAGCTTCAAGACCCGTTTTATTAGGATCTAAAGACCATTTAAGATTTCCAGTTCCAGGAGAACCTATATCGAAATCTGTTGCATAAAGTCGATTTGAAGGATCTTCAATTTTTAAAGACCTATCAGTAGTACTCGTGCTTGCATGAGCATATACAATGTCATCATTGCCAATGACAGGAGCACTTGTTCCAAGTGGCAAGGTTACACCATTTGGAAAAAGATCATTTTCTTTTTGAGGCCAAGGAAGGGCAGACGTGAAATAGTCATGCCGTTTACCACGGTTTAGAAGAACATAATCAGCTGGATCTGATGCAGCATCGTCAGTGTCGACAACGACAAGATCTTGAAGATTTTGATCACGGAACCAAGTGTTCCATACAAGATTATAAGCGCGATGCCAAAGAGCAGAATGTGAAAGTCCGACAACTTTTGTAGGTATGCCCATATAATCGGAAAGTGAACCTTCGACATATCCAGTTACAGCAGGTGCAACCATTTGTGGAACGGTAAAATCTACCGAATCACCGGGGTTTAGTTGTTCACCCATGAAGCGCTGAAAGTTATCCCAGACAAGACGAATGGGAACAGCAAAGAAAAAGGAATCGAGTTTAAGATTATCCATGATGGGATGAATAGGCGTAGACATTCGTGCAAACGAAGTCATTTTAAGATTGAAAGTGTCGCCTGGTAGAGCTTCGTCCACGAAGACAGGAATAAGTTTTCCGGCATCGAAAGTGGTTTTATAACCGTGAGATCGGTTAAAAGATGAACGCTGAACGCGTACATCAGGAATTTGTGAGAACTGATGGTTCATTACTGTTTTCATTTTTCGATTTCCTTTTTTGATTCTTTGGCGATTAGGAAGTAGACAACGACTTTAACGACCTTAAAGATCAGTTTAAAGATGTTCATACTTTTTTGAATTCCACGGCAATGCCGAGTGAATTAGGAGAAGTTAAATTCTCGTAGCAGCCTTTTTCTTCGTTAAATGTACCAAGATGAAAGAGGGTAAAATCTTCAGCGTGTTTGCTAATTTCAGACGCATCGTCATTTGCAATATCGGTGAATGCGCGTATGGCTTCGCCTTTGGTGCGCATAATAAATGGATTTCTGAAATACTTAGCTTTTGAATCATAAACCGCGAATACCTGATTGTTCATAAGATTTGATTCTCCTTTTCTCGTTGAGTAGTTTAATTTTTTCACGTTGATAAAGACGTTCCCCTGAATCATCTTTAACAAATTTTTCAGCTTTTTCAACTCTTTTTCGCTTGACACGTTTTAAGTCATCAGGGTTAAGAAGCTCATATTTTGAATCGTAGAATTTGGGGGGTTTCATTTCCCGCCCTTTTATTACGACAGAATCGTATCCATAGATTTCTTTATGAAATTGTTTAAACCAATCAGCGCCTATTCCCGGTCTTCGGGACATGAGCGTATATTCTGGTAAGCGTTCGGCGATTACTTCGCCAGTGTCATAATCTATGGTGTTGTAGTGTTCGAGAGCTTTTGCACCAGTTATTTTTTTTGTAATATACCGCGCGACATATGCCGCGCTTTCAAAGGTGACATCGCCAAGAACACAGTAGCCTTTGCCCCATATTTGTTCGAGCATTTTGGAGACGGTAACCTGTCTCCCGTAGAGAAGTTGTTTTTCCTTATCCGGGAAGTCGAAGTTAAAGAGGCAGGCGTGATAGTGGGGGCGGCCTCCCAAGTCGCCGTACTCCCCACAATGAAAAAAACGGATTCTACTTCCAAACCTTTTTCGCAGTTTTTTCATAAATAGTTGGAAGTCTCGTTTCACGAGTGAAGAATCCTTGGGCATGTTCTCTGGTGAGTAGG